TTGATCTGGATAACGTCTGCGGTTGCGTCTTTTACCGGTTCGATATCGCCCTTGGGAGGTCCGATCCAATCGGCGGCGGTCACCGTGTGATAGTTGCGGTAAAAGTCGGGGACATCGTATTCGCCGTTCAAATAAGCCTCTTCTTGGAGCATTCCGTAAACCCGCGACCATGTATCCCGCCCGATATAGGTTCGATAAAACATAAACGTGCGCCAGGCGTCCAGCATGGCAGATCGAAAACCGGCAAAGTTGACATTCTCGGTGTCTTTGAATTGCACCGGATAGGGCAGGCCCATTCCCATTGAAATGGCCTTTTTTAGAACTTTCGTGAATGGTTCAAAAACTACTCCGGGCCGCTGGGCTGAAATCACGTGCGGTCTCTGGCCGGATCCACCGTACATGATTTTTCCCGGTATCATTTCTTCGTATCGGGTTTCCTGCTCGTCACCATCGGGGTTTATGCCGGTCTCCGTTCGAGCTGCCATGAAGCGGGCGAGGTCGGTCGCATCTCCCTGAGGTTCGGTTTCGATAAACATCGCATAGGCGGCGGTCACGATATTGCTAACAAGCTCAGCGTCCAGGTAATCCCCAAAATCACGAAACAGCTTCATGGATGGAGAAAAAGCGGAGATACCTCTGATTTGCTCCGGATCTTTCGATATAAAACCGTGGATGCAATTCCAGCGATGCCCGCGCTTGGCCGGCACATATGCAAAGTTCTCTGAATTATCGGCCCAGATACCATATGTTTTTTCCTTGGCCTTTTTGATCCAGTATCCCTCGACCCTGCCATATTTACCAATTTGCAAACCGTCTTTAATATTTCCATCGTTTATTTTGTCGGTCGGAGTTTTTAGCCGGAGCGGATTGACCATCTGGACAGCGAGAGAATAGGGCCGGAGCGGATCATCATCGATCATGGGCAGCAAAAACAGAAATTCGCCAAATTGAATGAGATTTCTTAGAAGCAACCACTGTATTTCGCCAGCACTCATCTTGCCGGATGCATCGGCATGTGGGGACCACTTTGCATGGACGTTTTTCTGCTTTTTCTGAACTGCCCGCGCCGCGTCCTTTTCCATCCCAATTAGTTCATAATCGATTGCGGGATGCGGCCGGAGTCCGCTTCCAATCGCTGTCATCGGGAAGGTTTCGAGGGCGCCGGCCGCGTTCGGCTCATTATTTACAAGGTCAATTGCCCTTTCCGCCGTGGCTTCGCGCTCTAACGCTTCTTGTTCTCGGGTCAGAAGTCTCCGAGGCACCCAATTTTTTAACGATCCCGATCTTTTTGCAGACACTCGGCTGTATTGGTAGCTTGCCACCGGGCGGTCGTCGGGTCCGTAAAGTATCGGCCTTGCGCCCATCATGGCACCGATTTGGGTCATGGATTTATTAAAAATTTCGGTTTGGCTTGCTGATAACATTTAGCCTCGCCTCATAATCGCAACGTTTGACGCAGGCGCTCCGGCGGTCCCACCGGATGCCAGCTGCTCGGCCTTGTACCGAGCCAAAAGCATCTCCTCGCGGGCATTAAGCGCACCAAGTCGCGCACGCACAACGCTTCCATGTTCGCCGGACATTTCTTGGGAGGTCAGAACTTCGGTGATTGCCTCCTGTACTTCTTCGAGCATTTCTAACGTGGTTTTTAAGGCCATAATTGCAAAGTGGATCCACTTTTAATGGTTTTGCAATTATTCTAACACGGCTTTTTTATGAAAAATCGGGATTTTGTCAAAGATTGGGTAAAGATTATGCAAAGATTGGGTAAAGATTACATAAAGATTTTACTTGACAGGTTTTTTTTCAAGATCCTTTTTTGTTAATTATTTCATGGAGACTCTCTATCTTTTCATTTAAAGTTAGCTTCTCAAAGGCCCTTAAAACGTTAATTATTTGTCGTTTTACATCACCGAAATAGCTGTCGGACACTAAGGCAACTTCCAATGCAGCTTTATTAATATCTTCATCGGTGGCATGTTCAGCCTCTTCGTAGTCCCGAAGATCCTTCATGCTTTTCAATAATTCTTTGCTTGGCGCTCGTTTTTTATCCATATTTTTCAAGTCCCTTTCTTAGAAAGTCCGTTCCCGTTTTCCGGTATCTCAAATTCGTTCTGCTTGCTGGTCATTTTTATAAAAAAAATATCGGTATTATCTGACCACGCATACCACCTGTCATCGACCAAAGAAGCTGGCAAGCCCATCTGTAGGAATTTTCGGACTAAATGTTCTGTGAGTCCGTAATGTTCCGCAATTCCCCTAACGCCTTTCAAAAGTTTATTGCTGTTTATTAAAGTCGTCTCTAGCTCGTTTGGCATCGGCTAAAACCTCATCTTTAGTTTTACAGCCACGGATTAAAAGCCTTTCCTCTATCTCTCGCGCCTTTTTCTCTTTTTCTTTGTCGATTAGCGGCGGTCTTTTAGTAAGCTTGCTAAGCGCTTCTTTTAGTTTTTCAAGTGAATCATCTTCTGATAAACCCGTTAATATCCTAATTGCAGATACAATTTCATCATAAGCGAGGTGAGCTTCTTCATAATCACGCAAATCCTTGATAGTTTTCATAAGTGCATCAAGCTTTAGATTTTTATCCATTTCATCACCTATTCAGCCAGCTTGGCCGCCCAAACCCTGACATGGCTGATCGGTTCAGGGTTGGTCGCTCAATTTGTTTATCATCCGGTTCTTTTTTCGCCGCAACTACCGGCTTTTTGTTTTCAACAATGCCAGAAATCATTTTTAGACTCGGCGCCCATGAATTATCAGCGCAGGCCGCGGCCATCACCTCACAATCAAGCAAATGATTAGCTCGCCCCTGCTTGACCAGCTTCCATTCTTGTTTCCCGTTTCGGTCTTCGCGGAGTTCCTCGGCCATGAATTGTTTAGCATAATCCATGCCGGTTTTAGAGTTTAAATAAAACCTTTGGATATCTGCCTCGTGAATAGTTCCGTCCTCGTCAACATATTCTTCTTTTTGCTCAAGTCTTGAGTGCAGCAGCTTCTTAAAATTGTGAGTATCAAGGGTTCTGAGTTCCATGCCACCCGATATCGGTTTACTGCTATGCGGAAGCTTCTCCATAGATTTTGGCGGGTTCACCCTGGTAAATTGTACCCTGGAAGCGCCTTTGACCGCGTGAATAACGCCTTCACCGTATTTTGTAATAAAAACATATATTTCTTCGGTCCTGGTCAACTCGCTTTCCTCTGTCAGCCCGCCGCCGGTATCCATCCCGGCCCGCCACACTCGCATTTTCTTTGTAGACCCCTCAACTGGAAAATGCGTATCATGTATTAGCGTTCTAACATCCCCAAACGTCGATAAATACCCATATTCAACCAAATGGCTGTTCAAATCACCGTCCCAGGCCCGAACCACAAACCAGAAACCCCGTTTTTGGACATCGACCCCAGCAGTCAACGCTGTTGCCCATGCAGGCACAATCCCGGGCGGAATGTCGTTGCGATGCTTTAAAAGCTCCTTTTCGGTCTGAGTTGCGATTGTGGTTTTAAATGCGCGTGCTTTATGCTGATTTATAAAGGCCTGTTTCTTGGTTGGATCCTGCCGGCCCCGCAGGTATGCAGCCACCGGCTTGGAAAGTGAAATCATGGGAGAATACCACGACTCGAGCGGTCCAAATGCGATTGCTGTTGGCCGCTCCACCGGGTTTTCCGCTATCCATCGGCCCCGACCAAGCTTAATGGCGTAGTCCCTGGCATAATCGTCCCAATCCTTCTCACAATGCGGACACCGATAACGAGCAGACTTTTTCCTGATCACCTCCCTATGATCATCCGTCCCGCCCCAATGAAAATTTCGGAATTTCATGACATCCAGCTTGTCACAATAAGGACATTTGGCGTGATAATACCGGACCTCATCAGGCTCATTTTCAAGCAGCTTGTCGAAGGCATCACCGGCGAGCTTCGGCGTCGAAAAGTAAACTTGCTTGCTGGTATACGGGAAAACGTTTGTGCGGACATCGCCCAGTGAAAATGGATCAGCCTCTTTACCGACAAAATCAGGGTATTTTCCGGGCTCATCGTAAAACATATACCGCGCTGATTCTGATGCCATAGCCGCCGGAGAAGTCGCCCAAGCCGCCATCAACTCCATCCCGTTAGCAAAGCTGGCTTTTAGGCTGCTCGTATCGTGTAATCTATCACCGAGCAGGGCCGCTGACTCCGGCGTGGCCTTTAGCATCGGAATTATCTGCCTCATCATGATGCGCTTCGTAACTTTTTCATCCGGCATCAAATAAAAAGCGTCTCCCGGATCAATCACCACGCAATACAGCAGGCAATTTAAAGCAAACTGAGTCTTTCCCATCTGCGGAGCAAAGCATATAAAAATCTTTCTGACCCATGGCAGATTCCAGGTGTCCATGGGCTCGACGAGGTATGGCGTAAATTCATTCGTCCACAAGCCCTGCGCCGGCCCCTTAGTAACAATCCGGATCTGTGCCGCAAGCTCAGAAACCTTAATTTTCGGCTTCGGTCTAAATATTTCCTGCTCTGCAGGCGTCCAGGGGTAGTCGAGGTTATAATCGAGCATATGTGCTATTCTGGAAATGGTATTAAATCATTTACAATGCTACGGATATCCTGAAGCAAACAAATAATAGCATCGTTTTTGTGATTATTGTCTTCTAATGCTTTCAAAAGCAATAGCGCCAAGTCCTCAATATCCCCATGCGTTTTTGGAAATTCTGAAGGCTTTACATAGTTTACCGTCATTTCTGGTGTCATTTCATCACCTATAATCGAGCATCAGTATATCTCCCGATCCAAACCGCCGATTTTTCCAGCCAAAAGTCTATTAAATCCGGTATTTTCAGGTCGTCACCTTCCACGATATGGCACATTTCCGAGGCATGAGACCGGATAAAACTCTCGACATCGCTCTTAAATATCGCCGCCCGTTGCGCCAGGGACCGCTCAAATAGGCTTGTTTTGACATATCCGCCCTCATCTACGTTCGCCCGCGCCTCTGCGATCCTGGCCTGGGCCGCTAATTTCTTTGCCTCGGCCACCCTTTTTGCCAGTGAGATTCTATCCGGCGTTATCTTCGTGACAGGTGGCAGCGGGTCGTCTTCGTGCGTTTCGCCAACTTTTTTAAGATGGTTATTTGCATACTGCTCGACATCCCGGACCGCAAACTCCTTGCCCTTGATCGGCGTGAGCAGTCCCGCATCACGATGCCGGTATAGTGCGGACTTGGAGATGTCCCACCCTGCTGCTTTTAGATATTTTAGGACCGTTAGTAGGTTCTTTAGGTTTTCGGGCTTTGGTTTTGGCATAGGCTATTTTTTATCTTTATCGCAGCATTCAACAAGAAATCTGATGCCCATAGCGGCGACTTGAACGGCCTCGCTTTTAACATTATTATTTGTGCCATTGTTTTTTATTTCCGCCCATAGTTCGTCTAATTCCTCTAATATAACCGCGTAGCCCTCATGCCTTGACGCAAATCCGCCGAATTTTTTTAATGCCCGCCTGTATTCCGCTGCGACCTCTTTCATCGCATTGTCGTATTCCATGATTATAGCCTCCCGATTGGCGGAAACGAATCTTTTATTGTTTTCATGTCACCCTTAAAGAAAACAAGTATCTTCTGTTCGCGTTTGGGAAACTTCCTATAATCAAGGGTTCGCTTTGCATGGGCAAGTCTTGTAAACTCACATTCAAGGTATGTGATTTTGTTATATATATGTAGTCCCTGTTCTTTAAAAAACAATTCGTGCTCAGCCTCGCAGCCATAGTAAGCGCCAGTTTTATCTCTACTGTCACCTGTCATTATAACAAAAAAACAATTATCGTTAAGCTTGTCTATCGCTATTCTATACCCCTTAAAAAGAGTTTCACGAAATTGTTCATATGTTGCTATTGAATTCAACTCTCCGTCAGGAATAACACCCTCATAATCTATATATTTTTCAACCTTGTAATACGGTGGACAGCTAAAGCATAAATCGAACATTCCATCGGGTTCATACTCAGAACTGTCGGCCCTGACCCACTTTGCATTTTCAAATTCCTGGCACAGTATATTATTTGCGTCACACTGGTTCTGTCTTATTTCACTCGCTATGTATTCATATCCATAGCTACCTGAAACAAAGCCGAATTGAACGCCACCCCCGAAGGGGTTGTAAACCCGCTTGCCCTCAGCGGGCATAAAAAACCTCAGTATAACCTCGCACGCAACAGGGTCTAATACTGATGCGTTTCCATTAAAAGATTTCCCTTTTTTTGTTTTGACCTTTCCGTTTTCAACTGTGCGCTCAGTTAGCACAACGTTTGAATACCCATTGCTGCCTTGCCAGCACCCATCACGTGAAGCAAACTTGGGATTTTGTATCCCGTATTTTTCGCCAACGTCCTCTATTTTTGCATTCCATTCACGCTTCATTTTAAGCCAATCAGATCGGGTTGTAGTCCATGCGTTTGTCATCGTCGCATGTGCAAGCCGCTTCATTCTGACCTGATCAAGCGTTCCGTAAACCATATATGCAAAGCCGCTTAGCATCAAATATGCCTGAAATCCGATAGCCTCAAACACCTTCGGGTTTTCAAGTTTATGTTTGGTGCTAACCGTCATTATCATGGGATATCCATACGTGTTCTGCTCTATTATTTTGCCGACCATTTTGCTATAAATTTCTTTGCTTTCCGTTTCGGGGGTCATTGCTGATTGCAACAAACAAAATTCACCGGCTTCATGGTTTACCTGGAATGTAAAAAACCCGCTGAATGTACCGTTTATTTTTAGTATGATAGCAGAATGAATCTGCATGTTTTTTCTTGCAGCCCTATACGCAACCTTGTCCTCTATTGCGAGTTTTGCGACCTGCTCTTCATATCCCGAGCCTATTACGGTTGGTAGATATTCAAACTCTATTTTGTCTTCGAATAAATATAATTGTTTTAATTCCTTGTGATCTT